GTCATTATCGCGGGTATTATTGCCCCCCGCGGCGCTCAAATTAACACAAGTCCGCCGGACAGTGGTCTGTCCCATAAACGATGTCAGCATACATCCGCTTGCCGCGCACGCAAACGGGAATTGGCGGATAATAATAATCACAGCGTACGCATGCCGATTCCCACCAGCACTGGTACCTCACTGATACGCCAAGACGCATAGCAACTATGGCACGCGCCTTGTCGGAAACCACACGCTCACGGCCAGCCATGGCCCAGCGATAGATGCCATCGCGGTCAAACTTAGGACAAACGCGGTAGGTGGCCAAAACAGCCCTACACCAAGCAGCCACTATTGGAGTGCCGCTATCGGTGGCCAAATAAGACATGGCCTTTGCTACAGCCAACCGCTTCAAGTCGCCAGCGCGATATCGCTCGTCATCACGATAGGGGGCGCAGGTGGTTGGCAGTTTGGGAAGAGTCCGACCCAAATCCGCCATACTACGGACATTGCCGTTTTCAACCCATAACCATCGTCCGCAAAAATCGGCACCATCGATGTCATGGATGAACACCTTTGCCCCCAGGCCAAAGCTGGCCGCGGTGCTCACAAAGTGGTCCTTGATGCGTTCCTCATCAAGGCCAACTGGTAAGCACACAATGCCATCATCACCCTCAAACAGCATGGGACACTCCTCTAGGCCAAGGCCGCGAAGAGCATACCACGTAATGAATGAGTTTATGATGGCGTTCCCGATAGACGTAGTGGGGTCTCCACTTGCCAGACCGGTGGTCCGATACCCCACGTTGCGTATCCGCCCACTCAGCCTGTCCTCCTGTTGGGCCAGCAACCAACGGAACTCGCCATGGTCACGGACACAACTAGCCATGATATCATTACGCAGCCGCAATAATGGCGGCTGTTCATTACAATCCATGGCAGTGTAATCTGAGCACAAATAGCGGCCGGTGCCAGCCTGGAGAACACGCGTCATAAGGTCCTCACGATCATCAATGTTCAAGCCCTTTATAAGAAAGGGCCGCGAGCGCTGGGCGTCCAGAATGGCGTGCTCTAGGCCAGCCACATAGCATCCCAGCCGCATGCGGTACCGAATCTTACGTGGGCATATGTTGCGAGGTTTGGTTATACCCACCTCGAACTTGATGAAACCTTGTACGCCTAGGTCTCCTGGGCGGATCGGCAACTGCGCCTCCTCCAACATCCAAGCGCGTTGACGCGCCGGGTACCTGTCCGCAATCTCCTGAAATGGGACTGGTTCTGCCATCTGCGGGAGCTGAAACCGGGCTCGATAATCCGCGATCAGATGACCCAGTGGTGGTAGCGCCACTACTGGATGGTCCAACTGAGGTACTATCCGAGCCGCTGCACTCGCTATGGCATTGTCCGTGTTTTCCGCTGGTGTCGTCGCTCCCTGAGTTACTATCGGCGGGCCTAGGAGCACAGCCCTCCGGCAAAAAGGGGTGGGGTCGGTCGCGGGGGTCAGGTGACACATTCAATGTGCACCCGCTCCGGCAACTAGGTTGGACGTACCTCACGAATGTAGCTGTTTTGTGCGCCCTAGAAATGTCAAATGCCTCGCGCCCCAAGCATCTTTGTTCTGGGGAAACATCATAACGCATGGCATAAGCAAGGGCAAGACAGCACAAAAACTCCGGATTATCAGTGCGGTCATAAAAACCCTGCCGCAAGCCGGACATATAGCAATTCATGAGGTGGTGCAAAGCGTCCTTGGGCGCCGGGACCTTGGTCATTGTTGACAACGTCCTAACATCCTTAGCGGAAAAGTTTCCGTTAGCGCCACAATACTCCGATCCAACAACGACATACTCATAATCGTAAACACGCAATGGGAGGTGGGTCACAGGCGCCGTAAATACCTGTGGAACACTGCCAGAAACATTACGGCGGTAGTCCACCATGTACAACAAATAAACAGAGGTGGGGACAACGGCATCACCTCCTGTCCACACCCTATGGGCAAACTTGTGGCGCTTGCTGCCACACACCAAGGCTTCGTCCTGCCAAACATGATAGCCATGAATATACGTGGAACCCAGTGTTGTGGCCATAAAAACCATGCCATCACGACATTGGGCCCACGCCTCGTCACTACGCACAACATTATTCAAGCAAAAAGATTGAAAGTCATGCGTAATGACGACTGTATAATCTGGGCTATAATCGGCTATATCACGAAGTGACATGTGGAAGTCAGAGTAGACCATAAGGCCCACATCTCCACCACGACATATGCAGTCACAGCAATCCAATGTGTGGGTACAATAACTGCCCTTACTCGCACGTGACCTGCGCTTACGTGCCAAGTCGCACGAGTCCACATTGGGCAATAGAGCGTGGTACGCAACGTCACTGTAATTGCAACGGCGACGGTATGAGGCGCCAATATCGACGACGCGCCTACCTTCGACGCCCGCAATCGCATTGACGACCAACTTCTCTATCTCCCGACGGTACCAGGCCAACTTAGGGTGGCCGTGGCCTTGTCCACGTATAACCGGCTCGCCAAGACGAGCCAGTGCTCGGACCAAGGCATCACGGTAAAAGTCATACATGTTACCTCGAGACATCGTGTCGGCCTTATCGCGCACCACGCGCCGAACTATGCTTGCGACGCTGTCAACTGCCCGACTAACAAGAGTGGGTAGGACGTCTGAGGCCAGAATATGTTCTGGCACGGCGCTGTTCACGGCCATTGGCCGTTCTTCCGGCGACTCCTCACAAGAGGAAGACTCACACTCACTAGCGCGGATGGCATTGGCATGACTGTACCAATACTCATCCTCCCCCCCCATGGCTGACGGCACGTGGGGTAGACCTTGGCACACGACCGGTATTACGACCCGGTCTCCATCAACATGCACGGTCCGCCAAACCGTGCGTCCAAGGGGCAATGGTGTGATCATTGTGAAGGATAGTTAAACGATATTTC